CCTCCCATGTTTCAGGACAATTACTTTCAACAAAATATGCTGCATCGCTTTGTTTCTTATTCTCATCATGAAAATAAACTCTAATTGACAGATAAGTTCCAAAATCATGAGGATTCTTTACTATCACAAAGTATATGTCTGTTTTATCAATTAGTTTAGCAAATCGTTTCTCAAGCATTTCTTTAAATTTAATGGTTTCTGCTTTCATTTCCGGCATGTAATCAATGCTTGGATTGACTTGAACACAGTCTACTCCCCAAGGCGCTGATTCGATGTCTAAATAATCTATCATATTAAATCTCCTTTATTATTTTAATTTATGTAACATAAAAAGCATTCTTGTCCCTAAAAAGAATATTATTAAATTACATACTAAAATTATTTCATTAGAGTATTGAGTTAAATTTATCATGTTAAATCTCCTTTAAATCATTATTTATTTCATTTCCCCAATAATGCCATAATTGACTATCTTTTCGTCTTGCAAATAGTTCAATATATGGCGGATAACTTACTTTTTCTATCATGCCTCTCATTATCTCTGGCTTGGTACTATGCTCTTGCCTAGGCGCTGTAAGTCCTGTAATGCCTTGTTGTCGCTTGCCATCTGCTGTTTTATACGGAATATTTCCTTTAACGGCAAACAAGCAATGTTCTGTAATGCCTCTATAGTATTGTCCTAGCCCAAACCTATCTTTAAGCCATGTTATAATTGTTTTATATTCAAATCCCCATTCTTTTATTACTTGTAATGCTGATGGTAGATAATTATTTGTTGTCCACATATATAAGTGACAATTATCTTCTGATATTTCGCTGATAAAATCTTTCATGTTGATGATTTGTTTTATTGACATAAGTGGATAATGTCTATCTGCGCCTCGCTTAATTTTACCGCCCCCAAACTCAGGCCAAGGCGGGTCACAATAAATTGTTTTATATTTCATATTAAATCTCCTTTTCTTTTATTCTTAATTACTATATTGTTTGTATTTATATTAACGCCAGGATTATAAATCGTTACATCAACCTTCAATGAGCCTATCGTTTTAGAGTTATTTTTCAACACAAGCTCATCGCCTACCTTATGCCTTTTATTTCTCATGAAATCTTTAACGATCTCATTAAATTGCTGCGTTGCCTCTGCTATGTTCTCGTAATGCCCAAGCAATCGTTCTGAGAATTTAGTTATTGTTTTTGTTTTATGTGAAGTTCGATGATAGATGCGATAGTCAAAGAAAAACATTATTTGCCCTCCTTTAATATTATGCCAGATATTGTCTGCTTCCATAAAGACCATTTGGCGCCACATTCATTGCATATATATTCGTTTACCTCTTCGCCATTGTCTACATTTGTATTAAGGCATACTACATCGGTGCTAAGACAATCTGGTGTTATGCAATAATAGTCGTTCAAGCGATGCAATTCTTCTTCGTTCATTTGCCTTGTTGGTTCAAGGTTAATTTCGAATGTTTCTCTAACATTCATTCTTGAATATATTGCTTTACTTGCACGGATTAATTCGATAAAGAGCGACTGATATTCTTCTTGGTCTAAATCCATTAAATTATTAACCATTCGCTCTTTAATGTCCATAGGCGCCTCCATCTCTCCAACAGTTAGATAGTATCGCAAACTGCTGAACTTAAGTGACAATACGCCATCGCATTTCTTTTTATTTGCATAGGTCCATATATTAACTAATAATCTATCTAAGCTCTCAATAAGCCCAAGTCCTCCAGCGTCGATAACCTTTCTTCCAAAGCATGTATAATATCTTTCTATTTTCATAATTCCTCCTATTTTTTATTATAAACAAGTCTATCCATTAAATATTTATCTAGGCATTTAAATATCTGATTTTTAATTATTGACTCATTGTTTTCTGCTTCTAACTTTCCGTTTACCCATGTTGCCATAATATGTTCAGCATAAATAGAGAGTGAACTTCGATGTTCAATAGCAGCGTTACTTAAAAGAGAAGGAACATAATATTTTTCTTTAATATGTGCTAAAAGATGAGAGTGCTGTGAATCGGGAATGCCCATACAGCACCAGCAATCTCCTCCGCTTGGAGCAGAAATTTTTCTAGCTATAAATGCTTCATAAAAGCCTTTGATATATGTTTTAATTGATTTAATTAATTTATCTTTTTTCTTAACATCTGCCGTAGAAACAGGTCCTTTAGGGACATAACCCCCCACCAACTCTTTTTAATATAAGACCATCAGAGAAAGGATATTCGGCGCCGATGATATTGTCGAACAGTATTGGTTGATTTTTTCGTTTAAATAAATTAAAGCCTATTTTATTTATAAAACGATTAAACCGATCTCTTGTGGTCGGAGCGCTCCACCATCCGCCGCTATCGAGAATTACTGTGCCATCTTTATGCGCTTGAATGATATTTGTTGTCCACATTTTGACAGTGAAACAGTCATCTTCTCTGAGAATTACGGTCTGCTTGCCATCGAATCTCATCATATTGGGTGTTCTTCCTTGTTTAAATATGTTGTTGATTTCTTGATATAAAGTGTTCATAGCTCCTCCTATTTTAATACCATTATTGATTTAACTATGCTATCATCGATGACGGCCATGATATAATCGTTTCTGTTTAATTTATCAAGAGTGCCAGACGGTCTAGCATTAATCTTGTACATTTTATCTTTGCCCTTGATTGTTAGTTTATAATGTAACTTGCCATTAAGTATGATAGGTTCTTGATATTGATATAAGCCGTAGATATTCAATTATTCCTCCTCATCTGGTATAGTTTCCATATATAATTCCATTGTTGGGGGCATACATCCATTCATGCACCTATAAACATCATGCTCCATGTTGCCTTCCATGCACATATCATAAAAGTCGCCACCACATGTTCTACAATGTCTTACCCATTCATGATTTCTACAGATATCGCACTCCATAATTATTCTTCCTCCTCATTGCCGGCTGCGGTGTTGACTTCTTTTATAAATGTTTCTTCGTCAATATATAACAATATATCTAAATTATATGTTGATATTAACTTGCAAGCATAATAGCCGCTTTCATCTGGCGTGTCAGTCATATATCGATTATCTTCTTGATGCTCTTTGTTGACGCCAGCATATACTTCAAGCGTATCGTTATCTAAATTAATTATATATGCCCATTCGCAGAATAAACTATCTTTAATAAAATCCGTTGAATCAAGAATTAGTTTAAGTCCGTTAGAATAAACCATTGGATTATTCTGTGCTTCTCGTAGTATACAATACCAATCATTCATGCTCCGACTTGATACGTTTAAATCAGGTTTCATTATTGACAGTGCATGTTCTAATTGCTTCTTGCCAGGTTTCTTCCCTTCCTTAACTATTTTTAGCCTGTCAAAGAGTTTTCTTAGCCCATCGAATGATTGTAAATGTTTGATAAACTTTAGCATTACAGCACCTAGTCCGTCAGGATAAGTATCATATTGATTATAAACTGTTTTGGTTTCGCCATTCTTATAAAATCCATAAAGCCCTCTTGTTCCCATAATTACTCCTCCTCGATTTGTATATAATTTTTAGGTTTATCTGTTACTTTAACTTGAATGGGCTTATACTCGATATCCCAACATGTTCCACAATTGCATTCCCAACTGATGATTACATGGCCATTCCCATCATAATGTGTTGCTTTTTCTTCAATATCTCCACCTAAATCACAATTTTTGTTTGGGCATCTGCCATCTGCAACTAATTCTGCAAAATTCATATTATTCCTCCATTTTTGTTATTGCTGTGCATTCAAATGTTAAATCAAATCCCTTGTCACAGTTAGAACATGTCGCCAATACTATACAGGATTCATTTTCAATATAGTTCATTTCGTATGTATAGGCTTTTGATTCACAATAGGGGCATTTAGGCGTTTTTATTGTTTTCTTTTCATTCGATTCCATAACATTCTCCTTTTATTTCAAATGTATAATCTACGTTTTGGCCCATTACAATATACTTGCCAATGGGCAACTTGTTCTTTTCTTGTTTAATGTTCCATTCATTACACTGTGCAACTATGTTGCTTGTTCTAATGCAATGGATAAAATATTTCTTTTGATTCATTAATGCCATTACTTCTTGCCTCTCTTTATTACTGACAGTGAAACCATTAAATCGGTAAGCTCGTTCATACGAATGCTTCTTAAAGGACAATCCTTTCTAAATGCTTGATGGCCTTGTAACACTGGCTGCAAGACGCCTATACAGCTTTCTACTAATTGGCAAAAATATGGGTTATTCCCTCTGATAAAGGGGCATTGGGCGCAACTATCAAGAATTAATTCTACTATTTTCATTTAGCCACCTTCTTATAGAAGTACATTGTTGACTTCTTTGCTTTTTTAAGGTCAGCAAAGAATTGTTTCTGTAAGTCGATATAACATTGCAGCCCATTCCCTGAGAAAGATGTAATTGGCTTTCTGCATTTAGGGCAGATTGTATCGCCATGATTCATTACATAGCTAAAGAAATATAACCCCCGTGATTCGTATTTGCAATGACGGCAAGGGGTATGGCGTTGTAAATGGTCTACCTCATAAGGATGTGTGCTAATTTTTATTTTCATATTGCCTCCTATATAAATAAAGCATCTGTTATATTGTATTTGCAATCTTCTGTGTGGCCATCGCGTTCATATTTATTATTATAAAATAGATGTGTTGTTATGCCCCTTGGGTCATATTGATGTTCGATTGATAATCTGGACAAACTAACGTCTGCCATTATGATCTGTTGCATTTTATCTTCTACTTTTCTTATTGCTTTGTTATATGATTCTTGTGATTTGAATTTGCCATTGCATTGATCTGTGCATATACGTTGATGTTTTTTATGTAATCTGCGTAATTGGACAATTGCCTCAAATCTTTTGCCAGAATAATCTAAATCCTTGCACCGACATGCAAGGATTCCTTTAATTGCTAATTCTGTTTTTAAATTCATATTACTCCTTATTTATACATTACAACAAATGTCGTGCCATCTGCTCGAAACTCTTCGATAGCTAATAAGAGATCGTTATTAATTTTAACTTCATTGCCGTTAGGATAGATAATGCGATCATGTCTATAAACTACCACATCGCCATTGCCTTTACGCTCGATTATGCCTCTTATGCTCATATGTACTCCTCCTTATTCTATTACGTGTATATAGAAGTAAAAGTATAATTTATCTTGTTTGTTAAATTCTCGTGTTCTTTCTTTGCACCTATCCTCATTTAAGTGTGCCTCTATTATTATGCCTGTTGACTTATTTATTATGAGGTATACAATCATTGTGGTGCTCCTTTAACTCATGTATGTTGCCATTTTAACGGTTTCATCATCTATCATTAAACACAGAACGCCACTATAGAATGAATCAGAATGATATCCGCCATAATCCCATTCCCTGCCGAAAGGATGAAAGGCGCCATCTTTTATGCGCTCTGCTGTCATGCCATAGGGTAGCCGCATAAATTGTGATATATCGTAGATATTGCCACGATATTTAACGAACATCTGTTCGTCGAGTTCATCTGGCTTCCAATAATCGAAATCTTTCTTTTCATCTGGAGTTAGTTCAAAACCATGGATGATAGGACATTCTTCTATGTGCCTGATTTCTAATGACATATTACCCCCTTTAATTTTGCCTATAAACCAAATACATAGTGCCATCAACGGTCACTTCATGTTCGTCTCCATCGTATTGCGCTAAGAAATGGCCCCGACCATCAGATGATACCGCATCGTCAACAAAATGGTCGATGTCTTTTATCATGCTTTTAACGATACAGTTGGCGCTCTCGCAAAGATGAAATTGCATATGTTCGAGTACTTTTTCAGTGCTATCTCTTTCACGATAATTTTCGGGTTTGTATGCCATATGTGATACTATGAACGATGGTCTAAATGCCCACAATGAATCAAGTACCGCTTCTTTAACTGCTTCATCTGCTTCTTTATCAGTGCAGACGAGATAGTCATCTGCCATATTCGTAGATATGCTGTCTGTCTCTGTTTCGAGATGTTGGGCGAGTATTCTAAGTTTTAATTCAAAGTTTTCATTAGTTATCATATGACCTCCAAAATCTTTTCTTATTTTTTATCGTTGTTAAATGTATTCTGCGAGATAAACAAGTACGACATAACTCGTTTGGGAATCTCATATTGTATTCGGAATAAATATAGTGAATGTAGATTAATTCTTTTTGGCAGAAATCGCATTTATATACGGCATCTTTGCGGTCAAACATTGGCCTCCCTCCAATAGCACATAGAGATTATCTGTTCTCTATTATGTTTAAACAAGTTGAACCAGTTATTATGCCCGCCAGTCCAGTCTTTAGTATGTTTTGCTGTCCTAACGAGCATATTTGAATATACATCGTTGAAATATCTTTCGTCAGATGCGCTAATGTATAGTATTCTGCCGTCTTGTAGTGTTACGAAGCCAGATATGTCGTGATAATTGACTTCCATTTCAACCTTATCGTTAGGAAATAGTTTCTTGATACGATTGATGGCCTGTCTCATCGTGATTGATTGACAACCAGGGTCATACGATTCGCTGTTTTTTCTACTGCTCATAATATTCATTGCTCCTTTCAAATGTATCTTCGATTACTTTCTGTCTGTTTTCAGACTGTTCTTGGAAATAAAAGTCATAGTTATCTGTGCATTCTCCATTGATAACGAGCGCAGTTAGCGATTCACTCATATACGCTACAGTTTCAAATATAGAGAATAGGTGAATAATATCGCCGTCATCTGATTCTGAAATAAACAATGAGCCAATGTCATCTGGAACCGTTGTTAGTCCCGTTCGACGAAGGATTGCGCTAACATCTTGGCCATCTGATATATGCTGCATAATATGGTCATGTAATATTTGGATATCGCCAACGTAATCGACTAAATTGGCCATGTTATATTTGCGTAGTGCAAGTGTTGACCATATATCAGAGCCAAGGTCTTTAATAGCATTAATAACACGCATCTGGTTATTGCTAAACGGCGCCGGCTCGTTATCGTATACATCTATCAAATCTAAATAAATTTGGGCAAGTTTCTGCGTGCTTTTGTTTGCCAGATCGTTTTGAGTAATACGCAATATTTCGATGAAATCATCTGATGATTTGTCTAAGCGCATATCTAATAATACACTTTTCATTTCGTAATCCTCCATTCAATGCCATAATACATACTTGCATCTGACATACTTCACAAAAGATACGGGTGTCTCCATGGTAATCTTGACCACAATAAGAGCATATCGGGTTGTTATTGTTCATTTGTAATTCTCCTTTATATACATGGCAGATATCCGCAGGGCGGCGATATCATCATTGCTAAGGACATGATTAACATCATTGTTGAAGGTGCCAGAATAGAAATAAACTCGGCAATATATTTCGCAATCATCTTTGCCTCTAACTTTGCGAATCTGATAGTCTGGGCGTTCATATTCGCCATGATATAATGTATATATGCCAGATTTACAGTAACGACCTTTGCGATATTGTATATGGTCAGAGTCTAATAATAATTGATGTGCTTCTTTTTTAGTCATGTGTTCCTCCTGTTTAATACTTAATTGCTAACAAGACCATTTTCTTTAATATGCTAAATTGTGCTTGCGTGATGCCGTGCTGTATTGCTTTTGTCTCCTTATACGTAATCAATTTTATATCCTCTATCTTGAATCTTTGGCAACCGATAAATACAAATTCTTCTGTAATCGAAACGCAATATCTGAAAATTTGTATTGTTTTTATCATGGTTTTAATTTTGCCATCATATACATAAGCATTGCCATATACACGGGCATTGTCATATACGCGGGCATTGCCATATACATAAGCATTGTCATATACGTGGGCATTGCCATATACACGGGCATTGTCACATACACGGGCATTGCCATATACACGGGCATTGCCATATACACGGGCATTGTCATATACACGGGCATTGCCACATACACGGGCATTGCCACATACACGGGCATTGCCATATACACAAGCATTGCCATATACATAAGCATTGCCATATACATAAGCATTGCCAGATACATAAGCATTGCCATATACATAAGCATTGTCATATACATAAGCATTGCCATATACACGGGCATTGTCATATACACGGGCATTGCCACATACACGGGCATTGCCACATACACGGGCATTGTCATATACACGGGCATTGCCACATACACGGGCATTGCCACATACACGGGCATTGTCATATACGAAAACAGTTTCTTCAACCGTAGCTGTTGCCGCAACATAACCACCAATAGAACCATCTGGATTCGTATGGCGGGTATATATGATTTCGTCATATTCAAATGATATAACCTCGATGCTTAGTCTTTTAATTTCATTCCAATTTTTTATTTCTAACATATTAATCTCCTTTATTTATTTTTTATTTGTTTCTAATTTGTATGCCGGCATGCATATTCGTGGCAAATTTGCTGGTTTCAAATACTGCGTCTACCCAGCATTTGTCACGGATTGACTGTGGTAAGTCCATCATGTTGGTTACATTTGCCGCTTTACATGCTGTGTCTATGAATTTTGCGTATAACATCATTCTCGCCTGATGAGAAGGGTTTGCTCTTGATAACATAATTACTCCTCCTTATTATTCTGTGCTATTGTTGTAAGCATAGGCCACAATGCATTGCAAATGACATCTTTAACGACAACATTCGTAGATTTACTTACAGATACTTCAACGGTGTCTATAAGTTTTTGGATGGTCATTTCTTTATTGACAAGGGACATATTAACTGCTGTTTCAACTAATAAAGATTCTATCTGTTTAATATTTTTCGCTATTTGCCTATGCCTTTTAAATGTCGGAAGATACCAGTTCCAACCCTCGATAGCAGAATGGATAACATCTGCTAAATCATCGAGATAAGGCGCATTTGTTTCGATATCTCCATTGTCGTCAACAGTTTCTTCATAGCCTTCAACGATTGATTGGATTTGGCCATCATCAACGGTGACGCTATAGTCGAAACGCTGTTTGTCTGGGTCATATCTGACGATAACTTCAAAAGGAATCCAGCCGCAATAGCAGCCATTATTATCGAGCGCATGCCATTCGTTATGAAACGACAAGCAACCTCCTTCTTCATCTACCCATGTCCAGTTGGTGTCGATACCAGAGCCATGTGGCAACTGGAATGTAGCGCCAGACTCAAGATGTTTTATCTCTGGATGTGATTGGTTGGGGTTTATAATTTTAATCATATTCTTCTCCTATCTGAATGTTGCCTCTAATGAAACGTAAAGTAAACCTAACACTATGAACATAAGTCCAACAATTAACGCTAACATTATGCCTCCTTTGTGATATCTATAACGCTTTCTTTCTTAAAATTCCACTTCCATGACTGTCTGTCGCAATGCGAATCAAACGCAGTTGCGACAACATTACGGCCTGACGGTGTAATAGCGCCGGCCTTATTTATAAAGCCACGCTGAAATAGAATCTCTTTAATTTTATCGATTTCGGCAGTCTTAAATCCTGCCTCACGATACTCGTCTGCCCTTGCAAACGACTTAAGAGAACATATCGTTACGAGAACGAATAACTCGTTTTTACTGATTTCAGGTTTTTCGATAGGTAACATCTTGACCAAAAAATGCTGTGGGTGTAGATAAATGTGCAGACCTAAATCTTTGCCGTTATATGTGACATGCTCGACAAGAAACTTATCAGGCGAAGGAATATATGGAGGCACTGATTTACCAAAAGGCTCAGGTGCTGTCTGGACATCGATAGCGATTAACTCGCCTTCCATGTCGTAGCATGAGAAGCCTGTTCTTGAGCCGTTATCCCAATAGGAGCGTAATGTGCGCGGGACATCAGAGACTGATACTCTGATTTTAGTTCCTGAATAGCCGGTTAATTCTTTAAGTTTGTCATATAATTCGGATTTGTTTAGCCATATTGCTTCCATATTACTTCTCCTTAATAACGCGATACCAGGCGGCATCGCAATGTCTGCACTCATAGAGAATGCGATAGTCTTCGTTACTTGTTTTGATACAGTTATGTTCGCCGCAAAATGGGCAGTATGTGAACATATAAATGCCTCCTAGTCTCTGTTGTACATTGCCTGTGCCATCGCCTGTCTGTACTTATAGACGGGATTATGTCTCAAAACGTATGCCATATATTTATTCATGATTACGCCTCCTTCGCGTTTGCTTTTTTTATAATTGTCTTTGCGCTATCTGCCAAGTCGGAGGAGTGGTGTGGCTCCATTAAGATGTCGTTAAGAATCCCATATTTCTTAAATATCTTAATGGCCTCTAATTTTGTCATAATTATGCCTCCTTTCTTGTGATATATATTTCATGACCTTGTTCAAATGCGCGAAGGATTATTGTGCGAGCATCTACTGAATTTGACATTTGAAAAATTTCGCCTGTATTAATGTCTGTTACCTCAATGACTTTACTTGATCTAAGATTTAACATAACTATTCCTCCTTTAAATTAAAAGCCACCGCTACTTTAATTTAGCGATGGCTCTCTGAAGATGTTCCTCAAAATTAGACGGTTGAGTGGCCGTCTTGACCTTGTCTATTTGCTTAATAGGTCTATAAGGCTGGTCGATTAGTCTTACGATCTGATGAATTGGTTTTACCATGCGATCTGTAACTCAGATACAAGAGTGTTGTTTGATCTAATTGTTTCAACAACGCCACAGACTAGGACGCCATATATCGCAGGATCGTCAGGGCAGTCTTCGATGAAATTATTATAGTTGTTAAGTGTTACCAATGATATGGAATCATGAAGAGTAAGAAATACAGCAATCCCATTTACTATAATCATAATAAACCTCCATTATATTTATTGGTCTAAATAAAACGACCGCCACTACATTTCTGTAATGACGGTCGGGTCTCCGTCGTTATTTTATCTTATCTGCATAATCCTAACGATTGGGTCTTATGCAGCACACATAGCCACATTGTCAATGCGGTCTATATGTGGAATATTGCTCACATGTTACGGTCTGAGCTTGACCGGATTGGTATGCCCGCTATCATCTATGTCCATTCTTATGGTCACCGTCAGGTGTTGCCATTATTATGGTCGACATATCCAACCAATGCCGCATATATCGCGGTCTTCACTATGATAGACATATCAAGTGATATAAATATCACCGTCTATCAATTATGTTATCTACTGGCTTCATTGAAGTGCATTGATAAATACATCGTCTATCAGTCTTCCACTGATATGCCGCATCCGTATCGTCCAGGCGGATTCACTCAGCCGTCCAGAGGATCGTTTGTGCTCGATAACACAACATAAACCATATATCATTAGTCAAATAACGCAGGTCAGTCTAGCATATTTGATATATGGTTTATTTCGCTCATCTACTTTAGATCGTCCACTTACAAGCAATAACTCTTATCGTGGTTATTTCGATTTACTTGCAATTTTTACTATACTTTTTAAGCATAGTCAATCTGCTACAAAAACCTGGTTTTTGCTGCTTTTTGAATTGCTTATTTATTACATTTAATCCGATTCAATAATTGTTTTATGATTATATTTTTGATTGATTCGCTTTTTAATGGTATTATAACGAATCTTATAATCTTTTATTGATTATACTTTTTAATTGTAAATCTTATTAAGTCAATATTGATTTACTGCCATATAGTTATAATCAATCAATTTTACCGCTATATCGTTTAATAACGGTATAGAATCGGCTTATTAATAATAATACCTATAAAGTTAAATGATTCGCTTAATATATGAATATATACTATTTTTTAGTTAATTTAATTTTGCCTGATTCGCTGAATAACGAATCAATTAAATTAACCTTGAATCGGAGTATAAAAAGTATTATTAAAATGTTTTTAAAGATCAAAAATAGAATGGATTGAATAAAAGCCGGTCGAATCGTTTTTCATTGATTCGCCGGCGGGTATAGTAACTACTGATTGATTATATAACCTTTAAACTTAAAAAATTTTGATTTTCCGATTGATAACTTATCGGCTTTATTAAGCGAATTAAACGATTTAATATCAATAAATTCATGACATATAGTGCTTTTCTCTTCGATCCTGATTATGTATTGTGTGTTGCGAATCATTAATTTTTTACCGTCTATGGTAACACGCCCCGTTAATAAATATTCGTTAATTTCAGGAGTAAATGCTATTATATCCGATATTATTGACTTGCCATTGATCCGCTTTTTATCGGTATTAATCAATTTACCGTTAATTTCGAGTGATTTATCGCTTAATAGTACGGTCGATATAATAGCATTGTGTATGTCTTGTATCAATCGTTTTGTAAACGATTCGACCGTTACCGATTCAATTCGCTTTGTTTTTTCCTCTACTGTTAAATTTTTGTCCTCGTTAATTGACTTGATTCGTAAATCTACTTTTGACATAATTTCCTTTAATAAACCCGCCGTTAAATTTACTTCGACCGATTCGTTAACCGCTACTGATTTTTTCTCTTGATAGTTTAATTTCATAATATCCACACTCCAATGTAAATTTTAGGTTTTTATAGATACCTATAAACTATTTTAATTGATTAATTTTTTCTTGTAAAATATCTTTAAATGATTTTTTAGATTGATTATGATTTTTAGAGTTGTTAGACTGATTGTTATTACTAGATTGATTATGATTGAATTTGTTAAATGGATTGTTTTTTGAATTATTGCTATTACTCATCATATCCCTATCAATCATTTTAGATATTTTAGTGACCATTTTTTTTACCACCTTTCTTATTTATTAACCCTTAACTAATTTAATTATACCACACAAGATAGCATATATCAAGTTATTTTTTAAATTAAATAGAATATTTATAATTTATAGATTAATCTCAGAATATAGATTAAATATAGTATTATCAGAATATTAGTATATTATATAATGTATATATATAATATACAATCAATATATAATGGTAGTAATTTTACGTTAAGACCGCTTGACCATATTTGTATCAATTTGAGAATATTTATATCATAACGAGAGAGGCCAATGATATCAAGTGTTATCATCGTATATCATTGAAACATGGCTTAAATGCTGCATTATTAGTATGTTTGAATATTTCGATGTTCTGAAAAACACTGTGCATAAAGGGATATCAGCAGGGAAGTTTGTAATAGGTGAATTTTTTGGAGGGGCATGAGGGCTTAACAGTACACATATATAAGTGGACCACTTTCTTAGTCCACCCTACGGCCATAACGCTTTTCGTAATATTATTCCGCATATCTCTTAAGTGTTACAATAACATATTACATATCTATGTAACCGTAAGTCATCGACATTCCGTTACATTAAAACTGTTGTAAATAGGGCAGGGTTGTATCTATAAATTCTGCTCAAGATATAGAGCGTTACATAATGTAACTGTTACTTATATAGTATGTATGCTCAACCCAACACTTTTAAAAAATAAGTGTTGGGTGAAACCGACACCTATTTCTTCTAAACAATCTAAACTCTCATAACATGCATGGGGTAATTATCGTTAATTATGCCGAAGCATTAATAAAGCGAAGCGTATTAATGCGAAGGGATGGTTAACGATAATTGGGGTCAATACATAGCGATATGCTCGTAATAACACTCATAAAACGCTATACACGGTGTATAGGGTAGTGCATAGGTAGTGTAAGGGAAATAGATGAATCTGATAGCGTAATGCTCTTAAATGGCCTTATTTAAAAGGATAATGATAGGTAGCGTATAGTAGGTGTATAGGAAAAAGAGATAATGATAATAAGTGGTATAAATAACAAAAAAGCCTTACAAGGAGCGAAGTAAGGCTTTTCTGCTTAGGAGGCCGTGTACATCAATGAAATCCAAGAATTAGATTCAGTGACCGGAATAAACAAATGGAGATCAGTCATCAATATAATCCTAACAAATAAATATGATGATGTCAAGAATAAATAGAAAATAAAATGAAATATTTTTATTTTATACAAATAGGAAACTTATCTCTCATTCTTAGTAGTATCGAATCATAGTGGTATGTCTGTAAGCCAAGGTCTGGCATTGTTCGAAAATGTTGATTCTTCAGTGAAGCCATATCACTATCATCATCTATTATTACAAAGGAAACAAAAGAATTATTGCAATTCTTTTTAATCCAATGGTCTATTTCATAGCCACGATAATAGCTATTACCCGTGCAATCAATAAATCTAGAAGTATAGCCTATAAACGGCGCCTTAATGCCATAGCTGCTAAAATCTTTGTTTATCTGTTCAATAGGGTTTTCTTTGTTAAAATATCTTAGACGCCAGGTCGATGATAAGACTAAAGATATGCTTCCTATTTCTTCTGTAAGTTTATCTATAATCTCGTTAAGCGCTGATACATTAATCTGAGATATGGGAGTAGCAGATTCCCATGCCATTTCATCGATATCGTTGTTTAGGACTCCATCAACATCAAGGAAAATAAGTTTTTGGTGAGGAACATTATCTAAACTGCCATATATTTTGATTAACTCTTCTCTGTCATCAAAACTCATTTCTTTTTCCCTTCCAATTCTTTTTTTATTTGTACAATATCTTTGTAGCACTCTGCGAGTATCTCTATACAAAAAATCTCCAGGGAAATCTCTGCTTATAAACTTACATCCAATCATGCCTAAATTATATGCTTGAATTGCTGATAGTTTATCAAAATGCTCTCCAATAATATAATCGTGTAGCTTGACTATTTCAGTGCGTATTCTATCGATCTTTTTACGAATAGATTTATATTGCTTGTTGCATTCGGATAAATCTTTTACTACTGCTTTTTCGTTTAACCATAAATTATGCCTCATTGTTATAGCCTTCCTATGGTTAAATCGTCCCCATTAGATTTAAATACTGCTATTGGAATACAGATAAGAATGGTAAACATAAGCAACGTAGATGCACATATTGCTCCTAAAAAACAAACAGCATATGCAAAAGGAAGGTAAACTAACTTCTTAATAAACGATTTCATAAATCACCTTAAGTCCTTAAATCCCATCCAGCCTTCTTTAATCCTCAATTCTTCTTCCCGTTCAAAGGCAGCATGCACTTCTCTAAACTTTTCATCAGTATTATACTTGTTAATAATTTCTTCTTTCTCTTCTGGCGATAATCCCATTTTGTGCTGGACACAAAATTTTTCTCCTTTATCAACATGCCCAATTCCGCAAGCAATACACAAATAAACTTTACTCATATAAATCACACTCCTTAAATATAATCTTACCACACATTAAAAAGAATGTCAAGGAAATTCTTAAATAAATTAATTGGTGACAGGTCTTAAAACAAACCGCTCCCCAATAGGCGTAGCAACATGCTGCTCTCTTCTTCAAAACTATTATAAACGCTAATTGGTCATAAGATTAAATAAATGTCAAGTTAAATTATTAACTATTTTTATATTTAAACCAAGGATGTGCTAATAAAAGAGCGGAATGCTAACATGAAAGATTTATTACAAACCTATGCCTTAAAATAATCATTTCCTTGCGAAGTAATAGGTCATCGAGTTAAGCCCCGATAAATGAATCCTTAAAAATACTAAATCGTTTTTAGATACCTCTCTGAGCGTTATGAGCGGTATTTAAATATTAATAGAAAAGATAAAGAGATAGAGTTAGAATAAATACAAGAGAATAGTAGAGTAACACTAAAGTATGAGTAGAGTTATGATATGCTCTTATACTATGTTTATGTTTTAGTTTAATAATATTATAGAGTTAATTAATACTCTCTTTCTTTTTATTTTATAAGCTATATGTATTTATTAATATTATTTATAATATCTGTAATACTCTGTATTTAATACTCATAATACTCTGTAATATTAGTAGATATATCACGCGCGCGTATCTATAGCAAATTTAAAAAATAGTGCTCACGGCATGAGCACAAATGCTCTAAGCATGAGCACAAGAGCACTCAGGTAAAAAATAATTTAAAAAGTTCTTGACATTCAATTTAGCATATGATAAAATTAAAAATAGGAGGGAGCGATGAATGAGAAGAAATTTTTAAGGGCGCATATTGAGGAGCATTTATTTAAGGCGATTAAGTATAAGGCGCTTGTGGACGGAACGTCAATGGCGGCAGCGGTAAATTCTATCTTAGCTAATTATTTTGTAAGTAACCAGCAATATTTAAAGATCGTTAGACCAGAGATTATAATCCAAGAAATACAACCAATGGCATTTGAGGATGATGGTGAAGAGATTTGGAAAATAACCGGGGGATGGGTAGAGGAGAAATGATAATGGATCAGAATGAAATGTGGGGCAAGGTCAATAATGAAATGATAGAATATCGATTATTATCCCTTCCTCCATGGATAACAAACTCTGGATGCGTGAACTCTCATATGAGTATAGAGTCTTATTTATCCAGCCTTGAGCCAAAAAGAAATGACATAGACCTTCAAATAATATCAACAAAGAAAACAATTGATTTAAGGGGCGAATAAATGGCCAAAAAGAAAAGAACGCAGAGCATAGATATTTCCAGAGAATGCCAGTATGATTTTTATTATAACCTTATGATGGCCGGCCATGCGTTTCTTCTGGGCGAATATGAATTATCTAAGAATAAGATTAAAGTAAAGAGTTTGGATTTATCAAAGTTATTTAAAAAAAGAGAAAAGGAGATTTAAAATGGGCGAGGATTTTTTAGGGAATATCGAAGAGATAATTGATGAAATAAGAAATGAAAGAATGGATGCAGACTACGGCATTAATAAAATTTATGAAATAGCACAAAAGATGAATGATAATATTAGGTTTTTAGAAAATAGAATATTAAGTAAGTCAATATCACGCGATGAAATATTAGAAAACTTAAATAAACTGGAAGCAAATAATAAAATGCTTAAAGAGTCATTCGAAAAGATTATGGGAATTAAAATATAGAAAGGAGCCAAAATGAAGTTAAGTAATTGGGAGCAGATGTTATGCTTACTTTCTTATGGAATGGCTGCTAATAAATTTCTTAATGGTGGTCCCGAAATGTTTATAGGTTGCATTTCAATAGCAGTATTTATGACAGTAACAAAGAAGGAGCAGAAATGAAATCAAAAAGAGAGTTACCTTTTCCCGATGTTAAGTTAGAAAAGAAAACAATTAGAGAAGCAAATAAATATAAACTTGAATCACTATTTAGTCAGATAAAAGATTTTAACCAAGATATTTATATGCTCTACGATATAAAATACGAAGCCTTGGTTTGGTATAATGGTTGTGAAGGGGCCATTGCAGATAAATTCTTTAAGATCGTTGAGAAGGCAGAAAAGGCAATATTAAAATTAATGTAAGGAGCGATATTATGAGATGCAAAAATTATCATTGCTCTTGGAATTGTGGAGAAGAGTGCGGGTATCCATATGAGATTAGCCTCGATGAAGATGGTAATTGCGAAACGGGAGACACAAGCAAAGTTGGATAACGTAAGGAGCAAACATGACTACAGTTAAATGTAATGATAAAGATTGTAAATATTGTAAAAATTTCGAGTGTCAAAAAGATACAATTGAAATAATATATTCTGGGTATTATGAATTTTTATGCACTGGTGGCAATCGCATTATCGTATCATATAAGTGCGGAAGTAGAGATGAAACAAAGGAGCAGAAATGATTACATTCAACATAGATAAAGAAACGGCGCTTGATTTATTTTTTATAGATGCGATGTCACGAAGATGCGGAAGACCACTGACTTTAAATGAAGCAAAAGAGGCTCATTCACAGATGAGAGACGATAGGTTACAAGAAAGCGTTAATGAAAAATAGCAAAAGGAAGTAATGACCAAGTTGAAGAAGGAGTAATCAAATGAGACCAGAAATCAAAAGAATGAATGAAAGGTTAGCATATTTTTTAACACAGATGGATTTAGGTAACGCACATATTAAACATGCAGAAGAGCGTATCGAGGAACTTGAAAGAGACCTAAAAATGGTACAAAGCCACGCAGGCTGTTTGCTCGCCAGAAATATGGAGCTAAACGATATTTATAAAAAGTATAATATTATAGACTTTAAGTACAATAATCTTATCAAAGAGAATCATAATTTAGAGAATGCAATTAAAGCCTTAAGAGAATCTACTTATCAAATGAATCAAGCAATGAATGCCGAAAATGATAGGCTGGAAAGAAATGAGAAGTTAGAAAAAGAGAATAAAGATTTAACGATTAAAGTGTCATTATTGATGCAGAGCAATAAGGTTTTAGATAAAGAATTAAACGCCATAAAAGAACACTTGTCAACAGATACTTCTCTTAATACAAGAGCCTTCCATCTTTCAATGAGAAATGATGATTTAAAGGATGAGCTTAAGCAAGCCGAAAGAAAAAATAACAAGCTGGCAAATGAGTTAGTTGAGTTAAAGCAAGCATACAATGTTTTAGATGAGCAGTATAATAAATTAGCAAGAACACAGCGCATAAGGGGCCATCATTGCTGTGATTGTGGCGCAGAGATCGACGCCGGCAAATTTTATTGTAAGCCGTGTTTCAGAAAGAGATGTGATTAAATTATGATCGTAGTAAACAACGCGACAGAGCATGCTCGAAAAGAAAGAGAAAAACAAGACAATGAGATGGGGGATGATCTCTTGCTTAATCCTATAATCACTACTGATAAATCATTCGTTATTCTTTCTGGCATGACAACAGATGAGGCAATAATAATCAAAAAAGGTATCATTAAAAGAATACAAAAAGAGTATGGTAATAACTTTACAACATCTGAAACGGTTATAATTAAAGACTCTAAAGTTTTAGCAATGGAACAACAACGCGATGCAGATGTCCAGGCGCGATTTAATTTGTTTATGAACACATATTTGTTTGTTCCTTTTTTATTTATTATGGGATTGCTGGTTCTTATAGTTATATGGGAAATGATAAAAACAAAAATGGGATGGTATTAAAATGATGATAGATGTTTTGCAAAAGCTACACGAAATCATCGTTAACGGCGATTGCACAGGCGCCAAGATAAAAAGAATAGAACTTAATAGCGAGACCATGGAAGTATTTAAAAAAGAAGCAGAAAGAATAGCAGTGTTTGACCGTAGTGAGATTGATGACTTTAATAATCAGCGTGTATTTTTCTTTGGCATTCCGGTCGTTGAATCTATTGGAAACATCAATCCTATTGTAATCGTTAGAGGGCGAGATGAGGAGCAAAAATGAAAAAGAAAAAAAAAGAACCACAGAAAGTATTTGATTTTGATGAGTATCTAAAAAAGCAGCGAGAAAACCCACAATACAATAAAGCATATGAAGATGAACTAAGCAGATTAATGGCAGAAAACAAAAGACTAAGCGATGAATTAGAAGAACTTAAACAAGAATGCAGAGATTGCAGAGCGGAGTGAATATGAAATCAGAAATCAGAAGGAAACAAGTTCAATTACATAACCAAGACCTTGATATAATAATAGCAAATGAACCTAAAGAGATATGGGACAAGGAAGATGGAGACTTCTATCTTTTATTTGTACCAGAGAAGTGGGATGAAGTTATTGCTGCGGCGATAAGAATGGCAATAATCAACCAAGGATTAGTGAAAGATTTAGCAAAAGTAGAAGAAGACAAGGAGTATAACGCCAATCTTTATAAAGAAAAAGACAAGGAAATCGATAGACTTCGAGACGAATTATCAATTAACGATGACTTTATTCGTGCTAAAAGATTTGAAGTTGATGCATTATTGAAAGAACTCGATAGACTAAAGGAACAAAACAATAAAGCAACAGATGCCCTTCTTAGAAAAGGAAAAAGAATGGTTGAGTATAAAGAAGAAATTGCCAGACTAAATAAGGAGATCAAGAAGTGAAAATATATCTTGTCTTACATTCAGATTTAGATAATGAAGGCGTATTTATCGATAGTTTACATGAAACAAAAGAATCAGCATATAAAAGGTTATCTAAGCTAGACTATCCACAACAATGGGTAAGCGAACAGGAAACAGAACGGGAGGAGTAATGAATGAAACCACCCCATAAAATATTAAAATGTTTGTTGGCGATAATAATGTACATGATGTTTAAATATCTTAATAACAATGGGTTCTTCACGCCTATAACAGATTTTGCTCAATATGCTAAATTAAAAATGCACTCAATAGAACATATACAAAAATTATGGATTTAAAGGAGCCTTTAAATGGGAACTAACTACTATTTATATATCGATATTTGTCCACATTGCAAAAAAGAAGATGCAAGAGTACATTTAGGGAAGAAATCTTGGGGTTGGGCCTTTTCGGTGCAAGGGTTTAAATATTTAGATTTATTCGGGAAAGCAGCAAATGATTTTATAGAACATATCCTTAATTATTACTCAATAACCGAATGGGAAACATGGAAAAATATTTTAAAGAATATGCCTAAATCATGGATAATCAAAGACGGAGAGGACAGAGAAGTTACAGTAAAAGATTTCATTAAGTTGGTTGAATCGAGCTATAAGGTCAAGAAGAATCTTAAGCATGCAATAGAATGTCCAAGTTCAAGAGATTATTTAGACGATGACGGATATAGTATAAGTGAAGGGGATTTTAGTTAAGGATAAATAAAAAGAGCGCCGAGAGATCGGCGCTTCTTTTATTATGTTATGCTTTTGTGCTTTCTTTAACACATCTTATTATGTCATGTTTAACTTCGATTTGATACTTGGCATCTTTGCTTTTTATGTAATCAATTAAGTCAGATAAGAAAGGGTATGAGTTCTTTCCGGTGAAACATCGGGCATCATCTATCAAAAGGATATGTTTCTTGTTATTGGCAAAGATAGCGTCTATTTCTTCGAGTATGGGGCATTCTTTATCACCCTTGGCAGTGTCGCCGCCAGAGAAATGACCATCAAGCCAAAATATTGCTTGACCATTAATGGCATTAATGGCTTGCGATAATAATCTGCCACTATCGCCTTCTAAAATATGAATATGCCCATAAGGGCGAAAGAGTAGCCTAGCTCTTTCTGCTAATACTTCGCTAAGTTCTATTGATATGATGGTTTTAAAGTTATCTTTCTGAGCTAATACCATATCACCGTGCCATGTGCCTGTTTCAATAAAGTATTTGCATTTGTATAGGTCTTGGTATTCTTTTATTATTTCTTGTTTCACTATTGGCGGAGGTGGGATTATCCCACCATTAGTTTCGTATTCAGTTATAATTTGGTTCATATTTGCTCCTTATAAATATATTTCTATTATAAAATTATCATTTAACTTGTAAAGCTCTTTTTCCATTGTTGGCTTAATATCTTCCCATTTAATTTTTCCACAACCACACCCAAGTTTTGGAAATGCAATTCTTATTTTATCATTAAAAGATAGATTTAGAGTTTCTACTAGATTTTTTAAATTATTCTGGATAAAATCGATTTCTGAATCTTGTTTCCAATGGTCTTTTGTGGCCAGATGAATAACTCCGTCTTTTAGATCTCCGAGAATGAATCCAGTTTCTTTTAACAACGATAGGTATATTAAGTATAAAAGTTCACATTGTGGCATTCTTTTTTTAAACTCTTTGGCCAATCCAGCGCCCATAACTCCAACCTTATTTACTGGACATACCTTATAATCGGCATGAATGGCGTCAAAGATTGAACCTTTTATATATTCTATTTTATGTATCATACATTCTCCTCATATATTTCTATCTCTACCTGGGCAAAATCAATTAATGTATCTTCTGCTGTAATTGGTATTGCATAATCGACTAAAGGCAATGTTACTTCAATCTTCTTTATAAATACTTGCTTATTCTCTATGAAGCAACGCTTCTTTCGTCTCCATTTGAACAATATATTTGCCAGCATCATCTTTGGTTAGATCAATATAATTTGTTGCTATAAATACTTCTTCTGGGCTGAATGTTATTGCAGAGTTTATCACGGTCAATATCATCGTATGGTACGTTGCTACAAATCCAGTTGAATAGGTCAAAACATATTTATTGCCTTCAAGATGTTGGACGTTGATGTTAACTGCATCTTTTGCTTCATCGGAGAATACATGCCAAACTGTTTCTTTAATGCCTTTGATTCTAATCATTCCACTGCTATTTACAATACGATGTTCAAATTCTAACAGTTGTATCATTGCTTTAACTTCAACTTGTTTGGCATTTATTCTTTCTACATGTTTGATTATCATATAACTCATTAGGAGTGCGATAGAGAGGGCGAAGAACACCGTAATGGCTTCTGACATCTTTTGACGCTTTGACATGCGCTTAAGGTATATCTGGTGATTAGGCGACATGTGATCTTCTTTCATGCTAATCCTTTCTAACTCTATTCTTCATGTTTTCATTTTTGTAGCAATATCCATGTATAACATCATTGACTATATAAACTTCTTCTCTGGTCATTTCGGATGATATACATTTATCACAGAAGATATGCTCTGACTTAGATTGAACAAGTTTTTCTTTCTTTGATTTACAGATGGGGCAAGTGTATTCAAATATTGGCATTTAAACTCTCCATTTCTGGTATTGTAGCCAAAGTAAATCTAAATTTAGTTTTGCCATCTACATTAACGGTTTCAAACCACATGCTTTGTGGCCGGCACCATAATCTAGGTTCTGACATATCAGCGCGACGATAAATAACAACAGGTTCGTTTGTTTCTGAATGTGTAGCGAACGCCATTACTTCATAACATGAACCTTTGTAGTGCTTGTAGATTTGACCAACTCTTATAACGGGTATTTCCAGATCAGCTTTAATTTGTTTGCTCATTGTCATCGTCCTCCGTATGAAATATTATGCAAATAGATGCAGGAACTTTGTATACGTTTTCTAACCAGAATTTAAGTAAGCGCCGATGTTGTATGCTATCTCTTTTCATTTTAATTTCGTTGTTGATGAAGTATTGGTTGGAGTCAATATCATATTTGGTTGACCATTTAAAGTCGTATAGTTTGACAAGTTTATCAATCCAATAATCAACTGTGGCATCCATTGTATCGATATGTTGTATCTCAAATGTATCAAATGATACAATACGATTATCGTTATCTTTAATCCATTTATTACATTCTATTTGGTTGTTAAAGACGGCATATGGAACATTTTGTAAGGTTAAGAGTATCATTGAGCCTCCTTGCTAATTAGGTCTTGTATTTCCCACTCTTCTATTGATGGTTCAGTTGGGACTTCGCTGGGTTGTGACAATTCTGCTAATACTCTATTTGCCGATTCTTCATTTGCATATACTCCATATAAATCATGGTCCAAAAAACTTGTAAACACGAGATACACTTTCATTTTAATACCTCATGTTCTGCGATACTATAATCAGATTTATATATGTCTCTAATTGGCATATCGTTGATTGATTTTCGCGCTGATTCTTCGGTCTCATGGATACTTTCTATATATCTATCTTCGTTGTCATAATATTCTACTACATGCACTTTCATTTTAATACCTCTTTTCGCTCTACTATAAAAAATAGTTCTGGGTTATTCTCTTGTCTTCTCTTGACATATTTATTCGCTGCGTCTTTTGTTTTGAAAATATTCTCAAACTCAAGTGGTGCTCTAGTGGTCCAGTGCGCATGAGACCGAAAAACGACATAAACTAATTCTACTGCTGTTTCCTCTTGTCCATCAAAATAAACGGCATATGTGTTCATTTTATCACCGCCACGATAGGGTCTATTGTTGCATAAATAGATAATCCGGCCATCTTGCACTCAGGGCATTCATAATCTTCCCAGAAGTGCTTTTCAATTGTATGTGGGTTGCTTTTAATGACGATCTTAAACTTACATAGACAATGAGAACATGTTGTGTCTATGTAGCCAAGTTTAGCCTTGCCTAAGTAATTATTTATTTTCTTCATTAGCCACTTCCTCTTTATGTGTCTGGTCGTAAAATATCTTGGATTTATTAGCAAAATGCTTTATGATAGGGAACCATAGTACAATTGATGCTGCTTGCTCGATAGGATTCTCTAAATTAGCAACAGCTTCAATACATATACTAAATACTGCCATTGGTCTATCCATAACTGCGATTGAAAGCAGATGAACATTCTCTAAATCTTTAACTAATTTGACACGGTGTAAGGAAAACATCTCGTATGCTTTAGTGGCAACGCATAAATCAGATACAGCGGTAATATCATTATAGATTTTAATGAAGTTATAATCTTTGTGATCGCTTATATACTTTGCTGCATTGTCAACGTAATCGTTGAACATAACTTCTGCTAGTTGCATATAATCTGGCATTTCCATTTCACTGCCGCCCAGGAAATCAATAACGCTATCCGGTGTGGTTTCTTTCTTCATAATCGCTCCTTAACTCTTCTTAATCTCATTTTAACATATCACAATCGGAATGTCAAGAACTATTTTTAACTTTCCTATAAAATAAAATAAGCCTACGGGAATAGGCTTATAATAATAAAAAATAGATAATGATAATTATTCTTTATTTTCTTTAGCTTTCTTGTGAAGATATTCCATGATGAGCATACGGGTTAGCGTTCCCACGCCAACGCCCATATCATCGGATATCTTTTCAAATACAACATAGTCCTCATTCTTAAGTTTAGTTGAGAACTGTTTGTCTATTTTAAGTAAAGGATCGATCTTATGATTCATTGTCACACCTACCTTTTAGTTTATTTTAATTAACGGAAGGTGAGTGATTTGAACACTCAAGCCATTTCTGACGCAGGTTTAGCAAACCTGTGACTTGCCATTAGTCTAACCTTCCTTGGCGGAGGAAAAGTGGGTCGAACACTTACAGCATTTCTGCCGCATGATTTCGAGTCATGTGCCATACCATTAGGCGATTCCCCCAGTACGGATATCGCAGGATTTGAACCTATACAACCTTGCGGTCGCAACATTTCCAATGTTGTGCCATACCATTAGGCGAGATATCCAAGTTATTTTTATTAAAATAGAGAGCGAGAGATTTGCACTCTCACGAGCTTTCGCCCCATAGTTTCTAAGACTATGATGTCTGCTAGTTCCAACAGCTCTCCGCATGGGTAAAAACGGATTTGAACCGTTAATATCTTGTTTTTGAGACAAGCGTGTCTGCCAGTTGCACCATTTACCCAAGTATGGAAGAAGAGGGAGTCGAACCCTCAATCCCTTGCGGGCCACGGATTTTAAGTCCGTGATGAATACCAGTTCCAACATTCTTCCAAAGGAGAGCTAGGGATTTGAACCCCAGTAACATTTCTGTTAAATTGTTTTCAGGACAATCTGCATCAGCCACTCGCACAGCTCTCCATGAAATAAGCGTGAAAGGATTTGAACCTCTACATGACGGGACCAAAACCCGTTGCCTTACCGTTTGGCTACACGCCTTCATATATTATAAAATATTACATATACAGCCCTGTATGAATAGCGCCTCAGACTTATCAATAGGATAAAGTTTTTTCAAGGATTTTAACTAAATTTAATCTCTTATTTTTAATCTTTAACTAACAAAACTTAAACTTTAAAACTTTATCTTTAAGCATTTATCTTTAACCTTTAACGAGCATTTTGCCGTTGCTCAACGGAATGCATTGGGACATGCGCTGGCCCAGGCGGATAAGTGTTGCCGTTCTCGTATATGTAATATTTTATATTATTTAAATTTCAATGAACGTCTTGGCGTTGCTTTCTGATAAAATAAAATCTATTTCTGATTCAAATTTTGTAATTTCTTCTTCTATCTCTTTTACTTTAGTTTTGATACCCATCGGATCGAAAATATCAAAACAATTCATTTTACGATAAAGACCAATAAACTCATCGAGACTTGTGGATTTTTTATCAGCGCCAACGCTCTGTGCTTGTAATACTCTTTCCAAAGATTCTTCAACTTTTTTATTTGCATCTTTAACACATTTATCAATACTTACCAATTGGCTTACCAAAGTGCTTTTTAGGAGTTTCTTGCTTTCAACGCTTTTCTTTCTTTCGATACATGCAGATACAGATATTTTTTCTCCATTAAAATCGACTATTGTTTCGGCATTAGATTTTATAATTGCTATTTTTATTTTATGCCATCTTTCAATTAATGAATATATACTGTCGAACGATGATTTAACATTAGATGCAAATTCATTTTTATTCTGGTTGTCGTATGTCTTTTCTCCGTCTTGTCTTGCTATCGCCAAAAATGGAGTCCCCGTGATTGCTCCCTGTATTCGTTTGGTTATGGTTTTTAATTCAGACAGCCCGCGAGTCACCGAAATCTTTTCCATATTTGTTGCTCCTTTAACTTTAATGTTATCTTGCCTTCCTATATTCTTATTTTACTACATCAACTAACAAATGTCAAGAACTATTTTTAAATTATTTTATAATTTATTATGAATTAAAAGCGTAGAGGGTTTAGGCAAGTTATTTGTAAAATACTTGAAATGAAGAATGGCTATGGTGGCCTGTTTTAAAAAACCCAACAATAATAATGAAAGTATCCCCCTCTCTACCTCTATCATTTTATCTTACTCTGTATATCTCTGTATATAAGATAGATAATAGATTAAAGTTATTATGATAATAATTTAATCTTATCATGTGTATAGGAAAATTATTTTAATTATTCTAAAAAAGTTCTTGACATTCATTTTGATGTATGCTAAAATAAGAAGTGTGGAGGCGATAAATATGAAACAGAAATTATTAACAGCGATTCAAACATATAAACAGTTAGACGCTAAGGCTACAGCAATGGCAAGTACAGTTACATGCAGTGACCCTATGTATTTTGCTGCTGATTATGTTGGAATGGTTATTAATGTTTATGTTTACAGATTTATCAATTGGTTAGAAAATAAATTAAAGTAAAATGGAGAATATCGCAAATGAGTAAAGTTGCTTCTAAAGAGTTAATTACAGGGCTATTCAAAGAAAAGTTAAACATTGATATTACTGGACTTAGGCAGACGTATATTGCCCCTAGACCGATTATCTGCAAAGAATGTAATTTAAGATTTCAGTCTACGGATGTTATGTGTTTCGATTATAATACTGATCGCGTTCTTGTTCATTGCCCTCAGTGCAAAGAGCAAAATCTTATTTTAAAAAGGAAGATGTTAAGCTAATGGCTTCTTCTCTTGACATTTCATTAGGTAAGATCAAAAAAGAATTATCTTCGTTATGGCCTGGTGCATTTCCGGCTACGTTAGATGAATTTTTATATTCGTCTAAAATACCAAAAACTACGCAGATAGATTACGAGAAAATATTCAGAGATTTATATACGTTTCTGCGTAATATTAAAAAGAGAAATGAACCAGATATAATAGTTTGGATATTTGTTCGCGAAAAGATGTTCGATATCTATCAACAATATGGCGACCACCCCAGAGATTTTAATACTGCTATTAAACGTGCTTTTGGCTATGATAGGTCAAGACCGGATGAAGATTGGGCAGGACAAGCTGGTAGAGACGCAATACAGGATAGATTAGATCGTCAGACGGATAACATAGACAAAATGGAACGTATCGAAAAGAACGCTCCTAAAATTGATAAGCAGCTTAGTGATTTAAGGGAAATACCCAAAGAAGATTTAGATAAGATACTTTGCTTAGAGCCTGATACGGAGGCAATGATAAAAGACCCTGAAACATTTGACTATGTGAAGGAACGTGATTATTATTTTAAGCGCAAAAGAGACTATCGTGATTCGTATAATCTTAATAGTAGCGCTGACGCTCCTCTGTTAAATGAAGTGGTTATGCGCGAAATACAATTGGCTCGTTTCGATGAATACATGGCCAAGCATCATAATCGTTTCACTGGCGATGCTCGTGATAAAGTGTTTGAAGGGTTATGTAAGGCGCAGAAGTCGCTTGGCATATCCAGAGAACAGCGTATAGATGCAGAAGGCGTTGCGAAGGATACCATAGCTGATCTTGCTGATACGTTTGAAGCATACATACAAGAACACCATATTGATTTATCGAATTTGTTTGCTCTTGAAGAGATAGAAATGTTATTACAAAAATATGATCGTGGCGAATTTAGGGGGACAAAAGAATTATCAGAGCATTCATTTAAATATTTAACAAAAGGCACATCAGTTGAGGAGGCGCGGAAAATATTAGCAGATAACAAGGGGTTGATGGAAGATTTAGACAAAGAGGCAAGTCAAATAAAGTTTTAAAGCAAGGAGTATGAAAATGGCTAAGAAAATAATTTGCGAGGACTGTAATCTCGATATTACCAATGAAAACAAATATAATGTCAAAAGGCTTGGCATCAAAAATTATGTATGCCAGAAATGCTATACGAAGAAACTTGATAAACTTAAAAAATCAGAATTAAAGAAAAAATCGAATTAAGGAGCGATACGAATGTTCAAAGCTGAGGTTAAAACCGGAGAGTTACTGAGACAGTTAAAAAGATGTGCTGAGGTTGTTCCTACGTCCGCAGCATCACCGATGTTACTTAATGCAAAGATATCATTCGAAAAAGAACAGTTACGCTTATACGCTACAGATATGGAAGCGTTTGTTGACATATCAGTTGGACTGATTGGCGATAACGCTGTTCAATATTCTGCATTGTTCAATGTTAATTTATTATGCCAGATATTGAACGGCATACAGGCGCCTAAGACCGAAGTATGCTATGACCCCGAAACGATAACGCTTTATCTTTCAACTCCGAAACAAAACTATGAAGTAAGAGGATTTAAAGCAGATGATTTCCCTGCTACGCCGGCTATAACCGGAAACGAAGTATTAGAGGAAACCGAATACGACGTAGATGCATTCCAGAGGATGATTAACGCCACCGCCTGGTCATTACCGAAGAAAGAACACATAGAGTTCTGTTGGTTCTATTTTAGGGGCGGAGATGGCGTTTTAACATGCTATACTACTTGCAAGGAAGCAATATCTAAATATTCGATAAACAATGGTTGGAGTGGAGAAGCTGTTGAGTTTATCCTTCCTCCGAAGATATTACTTAAAATCGCGAAATACAAACCGCATGAAAAGAATATTATTATGTCGATATTTAGCGATTATACATGCTTGCGTTTTGATAACGCTTCATATATAATAAGAACATCGGCCTCTGCATTTCTTCCGTTTGATAGCATAATGGAAAAACAGATGGAAACGAAGAATATCGCAATAGTTCCTAGCGTTTCGATTAACGCTGACGTGAAGTCGATACTGCCCTTAACTGGCAATGGCGAGTTCTGTTGGATTGAGCTTGATAATGACGGCGATGACAAGTTGGTTATGAAAGCTACGTCAATGTCGCAGAGCCATGGAACAATAAGAACAGCAGCTAAAGTTAGCGGAGAGTTTAAAGGTAAATACTCTGATGTTAAACTAAAATCTTCCCTTGAGAGTATGTCGGCTAATGAAATAAAACTTAGACAAGGCCCGATTGCTCTTATATTAGAAGCTGACTACGGCGATGGTGCTGAGAGCGCTGTTAATATGATCGGAATGAAAAAATAAATAGGATGTGAATGGCGGGGTTTCGGCCCCGCCTTAAATGGCAATACTAAGTCAATTTAAAAATCATTCAGTTAAAACAGATTGGGCCACTAAAAAACGATACCTTCGTATGATATGGTTTTTTAGAACATATCCACATATGGCTGCGCGTATGATGTTAGGTTTGAGGTTAGCGCCTCATCAACGTATAGCAATCAATACGGCATGGCAGACCCCAAGATGTATATGGCAATTCTCTCGCGGTATGGCTAAGACCTTTACGGAAGCCGTACTGATTTCGCTTTTAGAAATGTTATATCCTTCATATAAAATACAATCAACAGCCGGCGGTTCATTTAAACAGACCGAACAGACTTTTGACTATATTGAATCTATCGTTAAGAGTGAAGTATTAGGACAGAGCGAAAAGAATTATGCAAGAAAATTACTGCCAAGAGTTGATAAGGTATTAACGCGACAGCCCTCTAACTGGTCAATGAAGATGGCCAAGGGTATAAGTAGAGGCTTAGCTATCAAGGGCGGTAATCGTGGATTCCGTGCTAATCAGTTGACGGTTGGCGAAGCTAATGATATAGAACGCGATTGCATGGATAAGGTATTGCGTCCTTTCCTTAACGTATTGTACGACCCGATGAATTTTGATAGACGAACTGCATATTGCCCTGTTCCTGGCTTTAGAGATAGAAGAAAAGAGAAAAACTTCTTGCTATTGTCTGGAACTATTTCATATGATTTCACTTATTACTTCCAGCTTATTAAAGAGTATCAACAGCAAATGCTCGACGGAAATGACGAATATGCTGTTATCTTTTTTGATTTTGAAGATAGTTATATAGGCGAACAGAGCATTGACCCGAATGTTCCCATAGTAATTTATAAGGTTTATTATGGAATGGATTTGGGCGAAATAATAGCGCCATTAAAAGAAGAAAATGTAAGCTATGAACATTGGCTTGCAGAACAGAAAAATATCCCTGTGGCATCAGAGGGCAAGTTCTATCCACCTATTCTTGTTTATGATAGTTATAAATTGGCTAATGGCAATGACTCGATGGCATGCCTTAAGTTTGAATCAAGTGGGATTTGCTTTATGGGCATTGACCCTTTTTACGGAAGCGCTAAGGGCCAGAAAACACAGAATAAAAATGCTGAATTTGCTTTGACGATATTAGAACTATTAGAAGATCATGCACAATTGGTTCATTGTATTGGCGTTAGAAATATAGATTATGGTGGAGCTACAAATATAATACTTGATTATCTTAAAAGGTTCCCGCGCACAACACTCATAGGCATGGACGCGAGAGGTGGCGGTATTCCGATAAGAGATAATTTAAGATCGAGTAATTTTAGTCATATTCCTATAATAGACCCCACCGATCCAGATAATGCTCCATTCCTTGACCCTACAAGTTGTACCCCTTATCAAGATATGTTACGGCTGTTGTCACCAACTGATGAGTTCAACACGATACATAATGAGTCATTAAAAAATATGTTACAACGTAGAACTATTATAGTTCCATTTACAACACATGGACATTTTGATTATGATAGAGACAATCGTATCCCACAATATGAGAAAAGACCAGAGGCAGATATTGATAAGTTGTATAGAGATTTACATGTATTAAAGACACAGTTGACATCTGTTGAAACAGAGGCAACGAGTAATTATTTAAAATTCTTTGTTAGATCGGGGCAGAAAGATAGATATTCATCTTTCTTGTACGCCGGCGCAATGTATTGGAAATGGAGGCTAGACCATCTTAATGTGACACAACGCTCAAATATTCCAGGTGGGGCTTGGAGATAAAATAAAATATTTTAAAATAGTTCTTGACATGTCCTATCTATTAAATTACAATATAGATAGGACATTCTTAGATTTGTAACAATGTTTTATTATGTGTGGACGGAGGAAAAATGTCAAAGACAGTTAGAATAAAAAATGTAACTCCTAATGGCGATATCGAAACTGTAATTGGAAGAGTTACGGACATAACTATCACTCCGTCTATTAGTTATTTGAATACTTTGAATGATTTCAATGTATCAATTACACAAGGAACATTTTCTGAGCCTATTATTCGCGACTGTATATTGCTCTCTAATAAATTATATCTTATGGGTGGCGTTGCTTCAACCGTGGTAGATTTGCAAGTTATCATGGCAAATACTATTATGGAGATTGAAACAGATAATGAAGAACTCAATAAGATAATGGCACATATCATGGATTTTGTTAATTATGACAATCCAAGAACAATGATGGGCCGCAGACAGTTGCATGAGGAAATGTTTTTAAGTTTGTTACTTGATGGCAATATATTCCCTTATGAATATTGGGAAACCCGTAAAGTTAAAGGGAAAGAATATTACTTGCCGATGAATATAATGCCATTGAATCCATTGTCGATCTCGATAAGACCTACGAAAGATTTAATGGGCGAACAAGTTATTTATAGAAATGGATATAATAATTATTTAGGTAATTCAAATATAAGCAAGAACGCCAATGGTGAACAGGTTATTCGTAGGAATAATATGCATAGATTGACAAGAAGAGGTAGACAATATTTCTTTTGGGGAGTCCCCTTCTTAACAAGAGCGTTCGCAGCATTAGCAGCTAAAGAAAGAATTAAACAATTAGATGAATTTACAACCCAGGGATTAATTTCTTTGATAACAATATTTTCGCTTTACGATGATAAAGCCGGCTTAGTAGCAGATACACAAGTAGTTAATGCATTTGCAAATATGTTAGATGGTCGTCCAGGACAGGCTCGTTATATGACATGGGGCGGTCAGGTGAAGATGATACAAGCTGGCCCTAATGGTGAGATACTTAAATATGATGAGAAGTATCATAGCAAAGACAAAGACATAGCAGAGGCGCTTGGTTGTCCGATGTTCCTTGTTAATGGGCAATTACAGGGTGGCACTAATGGCGCAGATTATTCTGTAAAGCCGTTTAAGACTAACCTTGAAGATTGCCAGAATACGATTGGCGATTGGTGGAAATATTTAACTTATAAGATCGCTGAATTAAATAATTTAGAAGTCAATATGGTTGAATATAGATTCTCCGCCGTTAATCTTGATAATGACGCAGTTCTGATAAGCAAAGTAGACAACATGAGAGATCGTGGTATATTGTCAGATACAAGCTCTGCATTGAAACTTGGAGTATCTTCCAAATTGGAACAGACTCTGGTTAATAAAGAAAGAAAAGAACAGGAAGAAAATCCAGATTATAAATTTGGCACTCCTCCTTCGGTTCCGTTCCAAGGTCAGGGCGGATTAAATGGCGCTCCTGCACAGACAACTAAAAATGGTGGAAATGGCAGACCTAAAGCGACAGATCCAAGTAATCCTAAAGATAAAGTGCAGAAGCAGAATGATAGCCAGAAACGAAAACTTAATGTTAAAGCCAGCATTATGGAGATTTCTGAAGATTTAGTGACAGCAATGCTTAATGGTATAGAAGCACAAAGCGATTTACAGAAGAAACTTGAATTAC